GTTGGACTGGTAAAGGCAGTCTAATTACTATTGCTGATACTGGTTACGATAAGGATCACTCAGACCTTGCTGGTGCAGTTAAACATGAGTTCAACACTCTAACAAATGATGCGACGTTTATGGATGATAACGTAGGACACGGCAGTCATGTGTTGGGTATTGCCGCTGGTCGTAGAAATGGGTCAGGCACTCATGGTGTTGCGTTTGATGCAGACGTTGCAGTAGTTAAAGTAACTGATAGCACTGGTTATAGTTTCCAACGTGCACGAACAGGTGCAGCATGGGCACGAGACTTGGGCAGTATTGCTTTTAATGCTAGTGCAAACTGGAATGAGGATAGTTCCTTCCGTAATAGTATTACAGCAACAGGAACCACTGGTGTAAGTTTTAGTAATCACTGGTTCTACGGTGAAAATGGTTACAATGGTGCTGTAGACGAAGCTAAGTTGTGGGCAACTGCACTAGGTAGCGAACAGATCCTTGTGAACAGTGCTGGTAACTTTGCTAAAGACTATGTATCAGGTACTGGTCAGATGGCCCATGCCACTGATGCAAACGGAAAACTTATTATGGGCGGACGTATGCTAATCGTTGGCTCATATGATCTTGCTAACAATAAGATTGCTAGTTACAGTAACAAGGCTGGTACTGTTTGTGCTACCTGGGACTTTACAAATAATCTCTGTAAAGATGCTGCCAAGGCAAGTGACTTTTATATCCTTGCACCAGGTAGTAGTATTGAAAGTGCATACAAAGATGGTACCACAGTAACAATGAGTGGTACTAGTATGGCAGCACCTGTTGTAACTGGTGCACTTGCTATTGTACATCAGATGTGGCCTCACATGAAAGGCGACAATCTTGTTAAACTGTTGCTAACAACAGCAGACAAGGACTTGCCTGGATACGCTGAACACACACACGGACAGGGTATGCTAGATTTGGACAAGGCTACACAGCCTGTAGGTGCAACTGGTATTCCAACAAGCGGACGTACGAGTGGTGCTATTGCTAGCCTTGAAACGCTAAGTGGCGGCGCTGCTGTCGGAAGTATTAGTAGCGATGCATTTGCGGCACTAAGTAATGTTACGGTGCTTGATAGCTTTGAGCGTGATTTTACAATCAATCTAAACAACACTCAAGCTATTGATACTCGTCCTGGATCGTCAACAGAAGCACTAAGTTTTGGTGCAAACTATGACGGTTATTGGAATCTTGCTAATGCCGGCGAAGGCACTAGTGACTTGTTTGGTATTAGGACATCATTCAAATTTGACCCAGATGCCAAAGCCAATGGCGACTGGGGCATGCGTACAGAGTATGATGTACATAGTAGCGAAGAAACTACTATTACTGCCGCACTTGGTATGATTAAGGAGACAGGTAAGTTCCTTAACAACGTTCAGGAAGGCTTTATGGGAGTTGGTGAGTCACACACCACAAACTATGCAGGCTTGCGTCTCAATCACAAGTTTGATGAGAACTGGTTTGGGTTTGGTAACTTCCAGTTGGGCATGACAGACGTTGAGTCATCCAAGGAGTTTAGTCTAGTAACTGGGTACAGCACCCTAGTAAGTAACAGTTGGGGTGTCGGTGCAGGTTACAAATTTAGCAATGGTTGGACTGTTGGCGCTAACTTTAGTCAGCCAATGACAGTTACAAGCGGTAAGATGAACTACAAGGTTCCAGTAGGACGTACACTTGACGGACAGGTATTATTTAATGAAGGCAGTGCTGATGCAAGTACAAAGCATATTGAAGTTGACACAGGCGTGTTTATCAAATATAATGTAAACAATGTTGCACTTGCTGGCTATGCAGAGCATCGTAGCAATGTTGCAGGTGTCTCAGGTAACAATGAAGTTAACCTAGGCATGAAAGTGAACTTGAAGTTCTAAGGAGAAAAGGTATTGAACCTAACTACGCTGACATATGAAAATGTAGAAGCACTACAGTTTGATACCAACCACGACCCCGTGAGACCCGAGCTTGACCTTAATTTTAGGTTGGGCCCGGGTCGTCGGGTTTATGTGTTGGAAACGGACGGTAAGTATCAGGCAGCAATTTGCGTTGCCTATACTAATGAAGTACCAACTACTGTAAAGGAACTTGACCTTATGAGTCAGGCTGCTTGTCAGGAAGATCAACACGGTTCTATTTGCGTAGCATATACAGTTTGGAGTCGTGCGCCACGTGCTGGCAGAGACGTTGTTTTTCGGTTGCTAGATGAATGTCGTGCAAATGCTAAAGTCAAACGTCTTATTACACTAAGTCCAAAAACGGATATGGCACGTAGGTTTCACTTAAACAATGGAGCAGTTACTTTGCAGAACAATACTGCAACTGATAACTACGAATACAGTTTATGAATATGTTCAAAGATAGGAAACGTGTAATCCTAGATCGCATTGGGCAGAAGCCCTACTTGGTTAGGTATTACATGTTTCTAAAAGATCGTAAATGGTTTCCATTTAACGTATTCTTACACAAGTTTTTACAAAGCGATCCGGATGAACTACACGATCATCCCTGGCCCTACTTCACGCTAATCTTACGTGGAGGTTATTGGGAGACTACTCCTAAAGGATGTTTCTGGCGTGGACCAGGACACATGCGTTTTAGCGGTCCTAAGAGTCTGCATCGTGTAGAACTAGAACCAGGAGTATGTGCTTGGTCACTATTCGTTCCTGGTCCTAAACTACGTGAGTGGGGTTTCATTGTCAACGGCAAATGGATGCACAATGAAAAGTATTTTGAATGGCGAAAGCAGAAGGTAAGAGATGAACAAACTATATCTGTCTAATCGAGATATTGAAAAGGGTGTACATAACGTTATAAAGCAAATGTATGCTGACAACTGGCGGCCCGATTATATTGTAGGTATTACCAGAGGTGGATTAATTCCTGCTGTTCTAATGAGTCATCTTACAGGTATTAAAATGCACACACTGGATGTTCGTTTGCGTAATGGCAATGAACAGGAATCTAATTGCTGGATGGCAGAAGATGCCTTTGGTATTTTCCAAATGGGTGGCACATATGAAGATAAGAAAATTCTTATCCTAGACGATATTAACGATAGTGGTGCTACATTCCAATGGATCAAAGAAGATTGGCCGTCAGGCTGTCATCCAAATGAACATCGATGGGATAAAGTTTGGAATCAGAATGTTCGCTTTGCAACTATCGTAAACAATCTAGCAAGTCCATTTAACATCGATTATACAAGCATTGAAATTAACAAAGCTGAAGAAGATACATGGGTCGTATTCCCCTATGAGGAGTGGTGGTGATGATTGAACTCTTAATAGCACTGCTAGTTAAGCATTGGCTCAGCGACTTCTGTTTACAAACTCCGTGGATGATCCAGGCAAAAAGTAAACTATTCGGTCTAGGTGGACTGATCCATGCAGCTATACACGGTGTCTTTACATTTGTTATTTGTTATTATTTTATTGGTTGGCCTTTTGCTCTATTTGTTGGGTTAGCTGATTTCGCCGTACACTACACTATTGATTATTGTAAAGAACTAGTATCGCGTATTATGAAACTAACAACAGCACATCCGCAGTATTGGATATTGTTTGGTTTTGATCAACTATTACATATGTTAACATATGTTGCTATTTGGAGTTATGCACGTGGTCTTATTTGATACACATAAAGAATGGATTTCAGAAAATGAACATGTGGAACTCCTTGCAGACGTGGTATATGCTCCAAAGTGGCGCTTTGGACAAACTAGCGATAGTAATATAGAACCTAATTATCCTTGTTGGTTTCAAAACTTCTACACGCATCAAAACTGGGACTTTAAAGAAGATTGCCCAGAGCTTGTTAAAACACTAGCTGACCGTTTCATGGATATGGTACCAGATGATTATATGCTTGTACGCTGTATGGCTAGTTCAAACACATTTGGTATAGATGGAGATTTCCATACTGATTGGCCTGTACCAGAACAAAGTATTACCGGTGTTCTCTATACGGATAAAGAATGGGATACCAATTGGGGCGGTAGCACACAATTCAAGCAAGGCGATGAATACGGTGCAAGTGAATACGAACCACGAAAACTAATTACATTTGATGCTAGCGTTCTACACATTGGTTCAGGTCCACAACGACGTTGTAAAGAGATGCGTAGTATTATTGCTTTCCAAGCAGTGCAGACGGACGCACTCAAGGCACGTTTAAATAAAAGTTGACACGCTATCATAAATATCTTACAATACTACTATAGAGGACTAAGGTGTTCGACCCTCTTTAAATATTCCGCGCACTCTATAACCAAGGAGTATAAACATGGCAAAATATATTAGTACAAAAACATACAGGCATTTAGGTCCAGTAGCATACAGACAGTGGAGAGCAGATTCACACTGCAATCTTATCCACGGATATGCATTAAGTTTCCATTTTGAATTTGAAACTGATGACCTAGATGCTCGTAACTGGGTAGTAGACTTTGGTGGATTACGTCCACTAAAGGACAGCTTAGAAGATTGGTTTGATCACACTCTGCTAGTAGCACAGGATGATCCAGACCGCGACACGCTACTAGAACTAGGCAAGAAAGGCCTAGCAAAGATTACAGAAGTTGAAAAGACTGGATGTGAAGGTCTGTCAGACTTTTTGTATGAATACGTAAACACAATATTTTTACCTAGTTGGGAACCTGGCACTAGGGTATGGTGCTGTAAGGTTGAGGTAAGAGAAACTGACTCAAATATGGCTATGCGAGTTGGTCACAGAGAAGATGGAGAATTCGATGTTTAAATGCATTATGAAATGGCTAGGAGTTGGAGACACACCTGCTGTTATTACAGAAGCTGAGCTTAACAAGATGACAAAGAAGCAAGTTGATGACTGGGCAGCAGATCATGGTATTAACCTTGATCGTCGTCTTACAAAGGCTAAGATGATCAACGAACTAAAGAAAAACATTATTGTAGATTAAGAGGCGTCAATGAAAGTTAGATACACAGAAGCATTTTATAGTGTACAAGGAGAAGGTCGCTGGACAGGTGTGCCTAGTGTATTCCTTCGTATGTATGGTTGTAACTTTACTTGTCCTAAGTTTGGTATTGCTAGGAACAGTGACGAAACAGCAGAGCCTCAGATCCAAAAGATTGTAGATGAGATCGATAACTATGATACACTTGAGGATCTCCCACTTGTGACTGTAGGGTGCGATAGCTATGCTGCTTGGCACCCTGCATTCAAACGTTTTCAACATGATGTAGACATTGATCAGCTAGTTGATGATCTACTTGCACTTACACCAACAGGCGCATGGTCATTGGATAATGGTCAGGATATCCATTTGGTAATCACAGGCGGTGAGCCTCTATTAGGTTGGCAACGAGCATATATACAGTTGCTAGAACATCCACGCATGAAGGACTTGAAGAATGTCACGTTCGAAACCAATACTACACAATCTCTGTCAGAGGATTTCAAAACGTACCTCACAGATAATCAACAGGTACACATTACATTCTCTTGTTCCCCTAAACTATCGGTTAGTGGACATACCTGGGTTGATGCTATCAAGCCTGATGTTGCTGTTAAGTACGCTAGTGTTCCTAACAGCCACTTGTATCTTAAGTTCGTTGTTTCTGATGATGTTGACGTGGCAGAAGTTGATAGAGCTGTTGCAGAATATAGATCTGCGGGACTTGAAGCGCCGGTTTACCTCATGCCTGTTGGCGGTACGACAGACAGTTACTTCAAAAACGGTCGTCAAGTCGCAGAGCTCGCCCTCGAAAAAGGCTACAGATATAGCCCTCGACTCCACGTCGACGTCTTCGGTAACGCCTGGGGAACTTGATCAGGAAGATAGATTTCGTAAAGCAGGCGCAGTATGAAAACAGTTTGGGTACGTCACGGCCAGTCAGAATACAACGAAGAAAATCGTAGCACAGGCTGGCATGATCCAGATCTTACCCAACTTGGTATTGAGCAGGCAATGACTACTGCTACAGAACTAGCAAATAAATATCAGTTTATTGCAGAAATCCATTGTAGTGACTTACGTAGAAGTTTTTACACAGCAAAGATTATTCTTGATAATACGCCCTGGTTTAAGGATCTTAAAATAAATGCGCTAATCCGTGAGAGAGACTATGGAATCTGGAGTGGACGCAATAAAGAAGATCTTGTTAATGAACTAGGTGAAAAAGAATTTTTAAATATTAGACGAGGCTGGAATAACAAACCAGAAGATGGCGAAAGTCTTAAAGAATGTGCTTCGAGAGTTGCCACATTTATAAACGGACTAGAAGACTCCCCTAGTCTACCTCATATTATTGTATGTCACGGCAATACAATTAGAGCAGCAAGTGTAGTGCTTGGAAAAAATACTGCTGAATCAGTACGTGACTGGGAAATAGAAACAGGAGAATTTGTAAAATGGGATTGTTAGATGATGCTAAAAAAGCAATGGGTATGGGACAGGCTAAGAAAGTAGAGCCCAAGCCGGAGCCTAAAAAGAAGAAGAAATCTGAAAAAGAAATTGCTACAGAAGCAGGTGAAGCCTGGGTTGGTGTTTTAAAAGTAGAAGTTGATCCAGATAATCCAGGTAATGGTGCGTTTGAACTTGATTGGAATGAACACTTTATTAAAAAATTATGGAGTGCAGGATACAAAGACGATGATGAAAACGATATAGTTGATCGTTGGTTCCAAGATGTTTGTAGACACGTTGTATTAGAAAGTTACGAAAATGACCAGGCAATGGTCACCAAAAATGATTTAGGTGACGGCCGCACAGAATATAGATAATAATGAAGTTATATTTTAATGGTGATAGCCATACTGCTGGTGCAGAACTCGTCGCGGACTATTGCTTTGCAAGTGATGATCCTGGCCTAAAACACATGGGAGAACTGGCTCATCCTGGATGTTTAACCAAAAGTTTTGGATATAAACTAGCAAAGATTCTTAATGCTGGATATAACTGCGATGCAATTAGTGCAAGTAGTAATCATCGCATTTTACGCACTACCCGTGATTTTTTAGATCAAAGACACGCTAGTCAAAATTTTATTATTATTGGTTGGAGTACATGGGAACGTGAAGAGTGGAAACACGAAGATCAAACATTCCAAGTAACAGCAAGCGGAACTGATCAGTTACCAGAGTCTTTGCAGGACTATTATAAAAAATGGGTAATAGATCAAACAATAGAAGTGCTTATAGAAAAAGAACAGCAATGGCATACAGCATTATATAATCTACATACCTTCCTGCAAGAAAAAGAAATTAAACACCTTTTCTTTAATAGTTATAACCATTTTGGAAATATAGAAGAGCAAGTAGACTGGGACAATTGTTATCTAGACCCGTATACACAAGCAGGCACATACTGGCATTGGTGCGAGGCCCAAGGCTTCAAAACAGTTAACAACGGGTACCATTATGGAGAAGATGCACATAATGCATGGGCAAAATATCTCCTGCCTAGGTTGACAAATGCCACAAGTAGTAGTAATATAGTAAAAATAAAGCCACGTAAGATTAACCCAACACCAAGGCGTATTAAATGACAACTTATCTGCTAGTAGATACTGCTAATACATTTTTTAGAGCACGCCATGCTGCACATCGCGGTATGGATCAATGGACCCGACTAGGGTTTGCTATGCATGTTACTATGAGTGCAGTTAACAAGGCCTGGCGTATTGCTGGTGCTGATCATGTTGTGTTTGCACTTGAAGGAAGATCCTGGCGCAAGGACTACTATGAGCCTTACAAGAAGAATCGCAAAGTAGCTCGTGATGCACTCACAGAACAACAGCAAGAAGAGGATCAGTTGTTCTGGGATACCTATGATGATATGACAACATTCTTAAAGGACAGTGCTAATTGCAGTGTACTAAGATGCGATATTGCTGAAGCAGATGATATTATTGCACGTTGGATTAATATGCATCCTAAAGACAATCATGTTGTTGTAAGTAGTGATAGTGACTTTGCACAACTTATTGCACCCAATGTCAAGCAGTACAATGGCATCCAAAATCATATGATGTCACTAGAAGGTATTGTAGACGATTATGGTAAGCCTGTTAAAGACAAGAAAACAGGCGAGGTAAAGGACGCTCCAGATCCAGAATGGTTGCTGTTTGAAAAGTGCATGCGTGGTGACACTAGTGACAATGTGTTTAGTGCTTACCCTGGTGTTCGTAAAAAAGGTACTAAAAATAAAGTTGGGTTACTTGAGGCTTTTGCAGATCGTAACAGTAAAGGCTTTAACTGGAATAACATGATGCTACAACGCTGGACTGATCATAACGGTGAAGAGCACCGTGTGTTGGACGACTACGAGCGGAATAGAACGCTTGTAGATCTTACTGCACAACCTGAAGAACTTAAAGAGTACATCGATACAACGATGCGTAGTCAAATGAAGCCTAAAACTAACAAAATGGTTGGTGCTAAGTTTTTAAAGTTCTGTGGGAAATACGAACTGAATAGGATTGCTGATGATGCTACGAAATATGCAGAATGGTTACAGAGAGGATATCATGTTACAGGCTAAACCTATTGTACAAGACAAGTTTTGGATTGTAGAGAAAAATGGGGAAAAGGTTGGTACACTTCGCAAAGACAAAGATTTTGTGTTAACTGTTAATAATAAAAATGCTAGATTTCCTGATCAGGATACACTTACAGAAAAGACGAAGATCAGTTTTAATAATCTTATAGAGTCAACAGTTCCCGTAAAGAACAATTTCAACGTTCATGAGTATCCATGTAAGACAAATCCACATAATGAAATCTTTGATGTGAAGCGTAAACTACCTCTATACACTAAAACACCTAAGAGTCAGAGCTTTTATTGTGCAGGATACTATATCATTAACTTTGAAAATGGTTGGATGAAAGCCTATTGCCCAAAGCTGATTACACTAACACGTAATAAGTTTGAAGGTCCATATAAAACAAAGTTTGAGATGCAAGAGCAACTACGATTAGCTCATCCAAGGGCAGGCAGAAATGAAAAGACCTAACTTTGGTAATCTAGAAAAGTTTGTTAGTAGATGTGCTGGGAGCAACACAGAAAATTTAACTATTCCGAGACAAGAAGCACAGGGTATAGTACGTGAGTACCAAAATCTACTAGCATATACAGTAGACCTTCAATCAAGGATCATAGAATTACAAGAAAACCCTGTTATTGAGGTTGATATACAGTCTGATTCCTGGTAAGCTATTATATAC